AGTCAATGTGAGCAATTGACACAGCACACTTGTCATGCTTTTGTGCAAGGTCAGCGTGAACATAGTAAGTTACATCTGGGTCTGGTTGAAATGATTCTTCAACTCTTTTAGAAATATCAATTGGATTATGTTTTTTAAATGCCATACCAAGTTTTTCTCTATTTTTAAAGAAAGCATCAGAAGATGTAGTTGGCATACAAGCAAAACGCATTAAAGCATCTGGCATATCTGTAAAGAAAGCTAATTTAAAATCTTCAATCTTTCTTGTAGGATTAATTTCCCAAGTTGGTCTTTTAAGTGCAAATACTCCAGGAAGTTTGTAAGAGTTTATGTGATCTTCGTCCCACTCTACGGTAAATTTATTTTGTGGATCATCTTCTGATAATGCTGGATTTAAAACAAACTCGTGTGATCTTACAACAGTTTCTTTTTCTGCAATAACATCTTCGTACCTTGTTGAAATAAAGTCACCTTTAAAACGGGGGAACGAAAGAAGTACTACCTTACCAAAGTCTGGGAAACGAGAGTCAACAGATCCACGGAATGCTTTATAAATATTGTCAGCTGTTTTAGCATGATCATTTCCACTTGCAGATTCCATTGCAAACCCAGAAATTTCATCAAGAATTGCAAGCATTAAGTTTAGACCTTCAGCAGATTCTCTTTCTGAGTGACCAGAGTACACAGTTATAGCCTTGTCAAATTCAATACTATCAATCTTTGGTGGAGAAAACTTTCCTGCAAACCAAAGAGATCCTTCTATCTTGCTTCTAAATCCTTTAAAGAAAACATTTTTTGCTTGTTGAGCATTGATAGCAACATTCATAATGTCAATAGCATCATTAGATGGCTTACCAAAATATCTTGAAGGGTCTTTTAAACACAATAACTTATAAACTAAATAAGAACAACCAACTGTAGATGTATAATCTTTTCCACTACCTTTTCCAAGCTGCATAATAATTTCACTCTTAGTATATTTTTTATAATGTTCTTTACCTGCAGATTCACCCATAAATCTAATCAAATCTTTTTCTTGATAAATTTGGCTCATGCATTCAACAAGAGTATATTGATACTCTGACAACTGTGGTTGATTTAAATATTTCTCACCTGTAACAAATGTTACAACATCTACTGGGTTTTCTGAAAATGGGGACTCATCAAGAGCCTCCATAAAGTCACTAATATCAATTGTCAATTACAACTACCCCACCCTCATTAACTTGAGAAAGTTTTGTTAAAACTTTTGGTCTACAAGAGTCGCAGGATGAAGTTACTTCTTTAAGAATATTTATAAGTATTTCTTGCTTTCTTTCTGTTTCTAAAAGTTCGTCTGCTAACTCTTGATTGTCTAGGAGTCCAGCCTTCTGCAACATCTCAAGTCTTTTGCTTTCAATATCAGCAATAAGTTTAATAGATGTTGTCTTAGCGGTTAGATTTGCAGTAGTGTCTGCAGAGTCAATAACTTCATACGCCTTTTTAATTAAAGATGAAAAGTGTTGATCTGCACCAGCAAGGGCTTCTTTTGCACGAGCATGGATTGCCTGATTATTAGCAGCCATTACTCTCCAGTCAGTAAGAAGTTCGGTAACTTTTACTCTTGGAATGTCCAGTATTTTTGAAATCTCTGAAGCATCAGAGCCTTTTAGATACTCTGAGGCAACCTTATTAACAAGGTCTAAATGATTAACTAACGCTGCTTCGCTTGACACGCTTACCCCTCTTCTTTACTGCTTTAACCCTGTCAGGATAAAAAGACCTGGTTGGTCCAGACATATCCTTCAACATTTGAAAGCAGTCTATCCATTCTACACCATTTTCAGGATTTTTGACTAGACATTGAAACTTAAAAACAGCTCCATACTCTCCAGCAATCTTAATTAAGTCACCCTTGCTTACTTCGTGACCACTCTCAGTAACCATTGAAAATTTTCTCTCAAACTTATCTAAATAAGTTATTTTTCTTTTAGCCACGCTTTTTAGCCTTCTTTAGCAATAAGTATCCAATTAGATCGTCTTCGTCATTATCTCCTGCATACAACTTTTTATTCTTAATTCTATTTAACTTATCATCAATACGAACATTTAACTGTTCCATATCATCTGCATTACTAAAGATACGAATAGGGTTTAAGGCAGAATTTCCATACGCCACATTTTTTTCTAGGAGCATTTCTGTAATTTCTAAACAGGCAGCAAGGATGCTGTACCCAGCTGGTGCAGTTTTAGAAAGTTCAAGAATCTTCTTAATCTTATCTTCATTCTTATTTACAAAGAATGGTTCTGACGGGTATTCAGCCACTATTTTCTCCTGCTTTTTCTTAATCCAAATTTTCCAAGGTACACATAGATAGTTTCAACAGAGACACCACATTCTTTTGCAATGTCTTCTGGAGATTTTTTATCTAGCAAGAATCTTTTTTTTAGCCAATTTTCATTAGTGTACATTTTCATAGTATCATTATATCCTTTATAAGTCAAGCTTAGTAATCTTATTCCAGTTATTAGTTGCATACCATCCAATTGCAATTGCATCAGCAACATCGTTATCAGACACATCAGTCATAAATTCTATATTAACAAGTCTAATAGTTCTATTCTTTCTAAACTCTCTTTCTTTTCCTTTATACCAAGAGTCTGACTTTCCAGGAGTTTCTTGTCTAATCTTTAACTTCTCTTCTTTTGTTAAAATTTTATTACCAATCCAATTTTGCCAAGCAACTGGTACACAGGGATAAATATTCTTTACTCCATTAATGTATGCAGCACTCACAACTGCCCCTTGTGCTAAAGCTAGTTGCATTGATGTTTTTGGAGAGTTTGCAAATATTGTATTCTCAATAACCATTGCCTTTACATCAAAATCTTTTAACAATGGCGTAAGTTTTTTACAAGCATCCCCAGCTTTTTGATAATGATCATTACCAACAAAATTAACTTTTCCAAATTTAAGTAAATGTTTATTTGCAAATATTGCAAATGCAACTGAAGTAGATGAAGCGTCAATTGCTATAAATCTACTTGGCGTACCAACTTCTTTCCAACTAACTTTGTTCATAATCAAAAAATCCTTTTATATCTTTTAAAGTTTGATCAAGTTTTCTTTTACTCATCATACAAATATTACAAAACCCAATATCATTATAAATACTAATTTCTATGCCACATCCACCAGCACATTTTCTTGACTTAGTAGCACGAGACTTAACCTTTGAAACCTTGTATCTTTGCATAATCTTTTCTTTTGTTGCAGTTGCCCTGCACTCAGGTGAGCAATAGATTTGATTCTTATTATTGCTTTCAAAATGATTATCACATAGTTTACAAAATTTACTCAAGATCTTTCCTTGGTGCTATTTTAATATCACCCTTTGGTTTTGTGCGACATACTGTTTCAAAATCACAACCCTTGCAAACTTTAGAGTTTGAACGGTAAGGATTTTCAGGAAGAAGACCGTCATCGAATGCCTTCTTTACTTCCCTCATCCAATCAAAAAAGTAATTAATAAAATTCTTGTAGTGATCAGTTAGTTTAATGGGGAACAAAGAAAGTTCGTGACTATTCTTTGATTCATAAACAAGGAATGCAAAACTCTTCTTAAGAATCTTCATATAGATTAAAAGTTGTTCAACATGGTATTTTCTTGCTTCGCCCTTAACATTTAAATAATGAAAAGAATCTTCATTAAGTGTTTTAATTTCAGTAAGAATATCCATTTCATTCCATTTAATAATTGCATCTGTTCTACCAGAAATTGGTGGATCTACATAAGACAAACGCTCTTCATTGGTTACTAGAATACCAGCAGACTCCATAGCTTTTTCAATACGACCATGACGATCAGTACCACTATCCATATTTGCAACTGAGTACCAGTCTGTCTTTACGTCTGAGTCATTTCCCTCAAACCATAAGTACCAAAATCTGGGACATTTACCTGCACCATAAGTTAGTGTTGATGGAGTAAAGCTATCTCTTTTTTTAAATGATGCTTTTCTTTGTAGGGCATATCCTTCTTTAATCTTGTCAACAATTTCCTGACTATTAATTAAATTTTCTTCACTCTTTTTTGGTTTTTCAACCAACTTGTTAATAAGGCTCTTAGCCATTGTTAATCCTAACTGCATATTTTAATGCATCCACTAGTCTATCCGTTGCTTCTTTAGCTGAATAGTATAT